GGCACCGACGGGTCATGCCCGTTGATGTCCTTGGCCGTCGGGCGGTGGATGCCGATCCGCTCCAGCGCCTCCTTGGCGCGGCGCACCTTGTCGATCTCGGATTTCTTTGCCATGCCGATTCCTCCTCATAAACTCGCCCAGGCCGCGACGACGACGGCGATTGCGCCGACGAATGCGATTGCGCAGATGACAAAGAACCACTCATCGCTCGCCCATTTCAACCAGCGTTTCATTCGACCGTCACCAGATCGACGTAGTAAAACTGGCCCGGCCGGAACGTGCCGACCAACCTCGGGTTTGTCAGCGTGAATTCCATTTTGCCGGCCGGAGTCACTTTCGCGAACGCCGTGTCGGCGGGGTTGCTTTCGTCGTAGCACGCCGACATCTTGACCAGCTCCGTGTCATAGTCCGCGTCAAAGCCGTAACGCTTTTCGACATCGGTCACCTTGAACATGCATCTCGCTTTCACAGCGCCGTTCCTTTCTGCTCGTTGACGTGATCCAGCCGCGCCGAGTAGTTCTTCCCGTATTGCGGGTCCGGGCAGACCGTCCCGAACACCGTCGGGATCTGGCTAAGCTCGAAGACCTCCTCGATCATGGTCTTCTCGGACCAGTCCGAATCCTCGGGATACTGCCCGCTCGGCGTCGTGAATATCCCCGTCGTCCGCGCCCGGACCTCGATGCGCTCCAGCGGCACGTCGTAGGCGACGCAGTTCCACGGGTCGCCCGAGCTCGGGTTCATGTCCCACGGATCGAGCGTCCTGCCGTTGACCTGGATCTCGATGTTCTGGTCCACGTGATACTGCCAGCCGAGATGCTGGCCGCTGATGTCGCAGAACGCGCCGTGGGAGACGGTGAATCCGTGGGCGGGGTGCGTCGGGTCGTGCTCGGCCGCCTGCCTGTCCCAGAGCGTCCACCTGTCGCCCGGCTCGACGGCTTCAGGCTCGCCCACGCCGTGCCCGTCCGGCCCCCATTTCCACCATTCGTGGCCGTGCGTGTAGTTCGGCTCCACGGGCAGGAACAGGAGCAGGCCCGTGCCGTCGGCGGCTTTCCACTCCTCCCAATGCCGGAACAGGTGCGCCCTGAACACCGGCACCTGCGCCGACGCGACGGGCGTCACGGCGAGCAGCTCGTCATCCATCATCCCGGCGTCGAAGTCGAACGGCTGCCCGTCCTCGATCATCCGCTCGAAATGCGACAGGAACCCGTCGCGGTTGAGCCGCTTCAGCGCATACGGATCGGCCCTGTGGCGCCAGTCGTCGAACGCCTTCGCGCTCGCTGCCGCCATCCGTTTCCATTCCTGGTCGTCGTGCATGTCGGTTCCCCTTTTCTTTCAATGCCGCAACCGCGCGGCGGTGTCAAAGCAGGCGCCCCTGCGCATCGGCGTCGCGCAGGAACTTCGCCGCCAGCGCGGCGTATTCGGGCTTCAGCTCGATCCCGGCGTAGCGCCGGTCCATCTTCAGCGCCTGGAATCCCGTCGATCCGATGCCGTTGAACGGATCGAGCACCAGGTCCCCCGGATTCGTGTAGAGCCTCAGGCACCGCTCGATCACGTCCAGCTGCAGCGGGCATATGTGCCGCTCGTCGCGATCCGACCGCGCCAGCGCGCCGTTCAGCACGCGCCCCTGGTCCACCGTCATCCAGACCGGCGACGCCAGCTCCTGCCACTGCGTGACGGGCAGGTCCGCCTCCTCATGCGTCACGCGGTCCGGGTTGTCGCCCGGCGCGCGGAAGAACAGCACGTAGTCCGGCAGCCCGACCCGGCTCATGCAGCTGTCCTTCTTGAGCTGCTTGTAGAGCAGGCCGAGCGCCTTCGTCCGCTGCATCTCCACCACGGGGTCCTTCCAGACCGTCGCCCGCGCGTGGTAGATCATGCCCGCCGCCTCGTGCGCCCGGATCAGGTCGCCGGGAAAGTCCTGCACGCCGATCACGCCGTCACGCTGCTTGCGGAGCGGGAGGTCCGTGCAGTGGACGCAGGCCATGCGTCCGGGCTTGATGACGCGGGCCAGGGCGTCCGCGAAGAACGCGTAATGCTGCATGAACTCGGCGTGCGTCGCGCAGTTGCCCATGTCGAAGTCGCTGTCCGAATAGACGAACAGGTCGCTGAACGGCGGGCTGAAAATCGCGCAGTCCACCGACGCCTCGTCCATCTCCCCCATCGCCTCGACGCAGTCGCCCTCGACGACGCGCCATTTGTCCCCCTCGTGAATCGTCATGCATTTGTCTCCCGCTGCATCGCGGCGACAAGCGCGCCGCACATCGTCTCGTGATCGCGCGACTTGCGCTCGATGTTGCTGATGACCGACTGCTCGGCCACCGACACGATCCGGTGGACCGTGACCGGCCGCTCCTGGCCAAACCGCCACGATCGCCGCACGGCCTGGTAATACTGCTCGAAACTGTGATTCAGGCTCGCGAACACCTGGCAGTCGACGTGCTGCAGGTTGAGGCCGAATCCGGCCATGCGCGGCTTGGTCACGAGCACGCGCTCCCGCCCCTCCGCGAACGCCGTCAGCCGCGCCTCCTTCTCGTCGATGCCGAGCGATCCGTGCACCTCCACCGCGTCCGGGATCGCCCTGGCCAGCGCCGTCGATTCGTCGTTGCGCTGGCACCAGACGATCGCCGCGCCGTCGTGGGCGTTGGCGATCTCGGCGGCCAGGCCGCACCGCGCGTCCAGCGACGCCCGCTTCTCCGCGTGCATCGACGTGGCCGACGACCGCTCCAGCCGGAACAGCGCCCCGTCCGTCGGCGCGTCGGCGTCCACGACGCGGGTCACCTCGGAAATCGGATCGAGCACGTAGCCGTCGTCGCACCCGCCCACGTCGGACGGCAGGTTCATGGCCATGGCCCATGTCGCGGTCCATCGCCAGAAGTCCGCCGCCGCGTGCCCCTTGAGCCGCCACTTCCGGCTGGCCTCGCCCGCGTCGTTCACGAACCACCGGCACAGCATCTCCATCCGGCCCATCCGCCCCAGGAACTCTGAATGCGTCGTCAGCTCCATGATGTCGTTGGGCGACGGGGTGGCCGTGCAGCACAGACGCCATGGCGTGCGCGCGAAACGCTCCGTCAGCATCGTCCGCGTCCTGCCGTCGAACGACTTGAGAATGCTCGATTCGTCGCACACGACGCCCGCGTAGCCGTCCGGATCGAGGCCGTGCATCCGCTCGTAGTTGCAGATCTGCACGGGGCATGCGCCGCCCGGCCCGCGCACGACCTCGGCGTCCACGCCGAACGCCTCGCACTCGCGCCGCATCTGGGGCGCGACGGCGAGCGGCGTCAGGATCAGGACCGGCCTGCGCTCGCGCCGCGACACGGCGTCCGCCCACGCGGCGGCGCATCCGCTCTTGCCCAGGCCGGTGGCGAGGAACAGCGCGGCGCGGCGCCTTTCAAGCGCGAATCGCGTCGCGACGGCCTGGTGCGCGAAAAGGCGATCCGGCAGCGCCGCGTCACGGATGCCGTCGTCGTCCCCGCCCCTGGCCCGCTTGCGGGCGATGAATTCCCTGTAGGCCTCGCTCATGCCGCGTCCTCCGGAATCCGGAACAGGCTGCACATGTGCGCCGCCCATCCGCCGTGGTATCCGAGCCGCCGCCCGAGCGCGTGGACCTGGTTCGCGTCACGGCATCGCCGCACGGCGGCGTGCACGCTCTGGCGCGACCAGCCCGTCCCGGCGACGTTGGGCTTAATCTCAACGGTGACGTCCTCGCTGATCGCCACGAGCCGCGTGTTCCGCTCCTGCAGCTCCCGGCGCTTCGCCGCCGCCTCTTCCGCCGCCTTTTCGCGCCGCTCCTTCCGCTCGTCGATCAGGCCCTTGAGCGTCCACCGGCGCGGCACCTTCGGGCCGCCGCCGACGCGGGCCGTGTTGCCCACGCAATCCAGGATCAGGCTCTTCCGCCCGGCCGCGTTCGGGCGCAGCACCCGCCCCGCCTGCTGCAGGTATATGGTCGTCGACTGCGTGGGCCGCCCCATCAGGCAGCAGTCCGCGGCGGGCACGTCGTAGCCCTCGCCCAGGATGTCCACGCTCGTCAGCGCGATCGCGTCGCCGCGCTCGAACCGGCCCAGCGCCCGCTCCCGCTCGTGCGCGGACATCGCGCCGTCGGCGTGCTCCACGTCGAACCCTTCGTGCCGCAGGTCCCGCTGCAGCCGCCGCGCCACGTCCCGCGACGGGCAGAACACCAGCGTCCGGCGGTCCCGGCAATGCTCCCGGAACACGGCCCGCATGTCCGCCATCCACCGCTCGTCGCCGAATTCCGCCACG